GTTGAAATAGTCTGTGTAGATAAACCATTATCTACAGAAAATACATCAACGTCAGAAAGCGATGTTCCACCGTTAACTGCGGCGTAGAATGTAGAGAACTTTAATAGGTCCTTAATCTCTTCTTTTCCAAATGTCTGGGCCACTGTTATATTAGATATAAGTAGTAGCAGTATTATTAGTCTTTTCACCATCTTTTTATTATCACTTATTTTTTGAATTGTTTACCTAATCGTGGTAGTAACATAAACCACTTTTATTAGCCGTCATTTCCTTGCATTGGGTTTTGTCCTTCTTCTTTGCAACACATCGTTTTTTTACACCATCTTTTCTTTGTTCTTTTTCCTCGTGAACAGTACAAACTGTTTTTCCTGGTAAAGCCTTACGTTTACATTTAGAACAAGTTAATTCTTCTCCTTTTCTCTTTTGCTCTTCTTGGAGTTTTTTAAGTTCTTCTTCTTTTTTCTGTTGCTCCTCAATTTTTTTTAATTTCTTCTTTAACTGTTTTTTCTTTTCCTTAGCTTCTTGTTGTACTTTTCTGGACGTTGGTTCTAAGTTAACATCCCAAGCATTCCAACCTAATATTAACATTGTACTTTCCCAAAACTCAGTTTCGTCTTTAGATGCTAAGATTAAATTTTGTGCAATAGTTACAGCCCTGTCAAGTGGAACGTTCGTTGTTGCTGATATTAGATTTGCAATAGAGTTAAAAGCTGGATTTTCAATTGTAAAACCCATTTCTTCTATAGCATCCTTGTTTAATTGTTCTGTTCTAATAGCTCCATATAACTTTCTAAGCTTAGAACCTATAGTTGGTGATAAGTTAGCAAATTCAATTATAGTTCTAGTATGATCAGCATTAAAACCTCTTTTCTTTTCTTTTCTGTATCTTAAGTACCCATTTTTAATAGTAACAGCTACAGCTCCAGTTAGTCCCATACCATTTAAAATACTATCAATCATACCGTTAGCCACTCTTTCTTTTCTAGTGTCCCACTCGTCTTCATCTCCAAGTGCAGCAAATATAGCTGTTTGTAATGATGTAAATATAACGTTTTGTATTAAACCATAATAAGCTATTTTAGACAAATTCTCAGAAGTTTTACCACGACCATTCCTTAAATCTAATATAGCTTTTATCATCAACCTATTATATTGCATAGGTGTATTTTTAAATGCTAATATTAATCTACCTAGACCTCCGGCCTGTTGTTGAGATATAAGATCTGGTCTAGAAGACTGTTGACCTTTTTCTGTCTTATCTATAAAATCTTTCCAAGCTTTTTTCTCTGCTTCTTTAACTGTCAAGCCATCTTTTATATATTTTTTAACTTTGTTTCTGTAAAAAGTAGCACCACCTGTAGATATAGCAAAACTATCAGCGATTTGTGTTGGTGTAAACCCTTTTTCTAATAAAAAAGCAAGTATAGCTTTCGCTTTGTTTTCTTTACCTTTCAACCAATCTGAAAGTTCAGCTTCATTTATCGTTCTTTTATTACCTCCTCTTCTTTCTTGTAAGAAATCAGAGTTAAATATAAAAACAACGTCTTTAATGAATTGCGGGAAGTTAGCGAAAGCTAAAGCGGCCTTAGCGGGACTGTTGTCTGACCAATCTACGTAGTTAATAGCCGAGATAATTTGTAGTGTAGCAGACCTAAAGTTATAAAACATAATTGCACCAACAGAGTTGTTAACCCAATTATTCCAGTTTCTTTCTATTCTACTAGTCACGCCTTTTCCTCTACCGTACTCCATACGGTACAACATGTCTTCTAAAGCTTCTACGTATTCCGCACCATATAAAACTTCTAGTTTTCTTTTGTTTTTCTCGCTAAATATTTCCTCTGCATTTTTTTTCCACTCTGCTAAAAACTTAGCTCTACTAACAGAGTTTATAGCCATGTTAAGATCATAAGCTATAGTTTCTACTGTCCAATTAATACTTGGTTTAACATAACCATCTTTACCTGGTATGTTTTTAACGGCATCTTTAAAAGCACTCAACTCAACATCACCTTTCACAGCATCAGTTAGTATTTTTTGATCAGCTTTAGACAGTCCCATTTCCTGCATATCAATGCCCATGTCAACCCATATGGAAACTCGTATAGCTTGGTCGTAGGTAAACTTACTTCCAGGAACTTTTTTGCTTAACTTTTTTCTAACTTTTGGTAATTTTTTTACCAAAGTCTTATATTCTCTTAAAGCCTTTTGCGATGCTTCTTGTATGTTAGCGTAAGCTTCGTTGTAAGGATCAAGTAAGTGTTCTTTAAAGAATAACATATCTTTCTCGCCTTTCTCACCTTTACCTATAATTCTATATAAAAACAACTCTAAGTCATAAGCTGACGGTGGATATATAAAATCCCAAATCTTAACAACTTTACTACCTAGAACTTTTGCTTTTGCTTTAGAATATACAGACTCCTTTTTTATACCCTCGTTTTCTTCAATTATTTGGTTAAATTGATCACTTATAGAAAAACTAGGTGTTACTACAGTGGTCTCAATATCTTCAACTTGCACCACTTCTGGTGTAATACTATTTTCTTCGTTTACCTCTTGAGTTATAAGTTTTTTAATAACAACCTCCTCGGTTGTCTTTCCGTCTGGACTAAACATATCTTTTCTTCTAGGATCAAGCATTGTTCTAAGCCAATCAGCTATGTTAGTTGTACCAAACTTATCTAATAGATTAAACGTTCCTTTAGTACCATGTATTTGACCGTGTCCTTGAAATATTTTTGTAAGCTCTAAATCTACGTTTATAGTTTTATCCTTCATGTACTTAGCCTTCAAAATAGCTATTTTCAACATAGTATTCGCGTTCGCTGCCGCGTGCTCTCCTTTAGTACCCAATACTCTTAAGGCTTCTTCTATAGCAAGCTCTTCAGTAGGATATTTTAACTTACCTTTCAATTTACCAGACTTGTGTCTTGCTTTTTTGGCTATAGCAAGTTCAGCCTCGTAATAAGGATGATTCTTATTAGGTTTTTGTGATCCTTCTAATATAGTTATAAGATCTAAAGTGGTTAACGCTCTAAAGCCAGATACCGCGTTTGTTTGTATTTGTAGCAAATGAATTGCTGTTACAACATCTATCTCGTCTGCTTTGATTATTTCACTTGCTATGAACTTAGCTAGTTTAATATTAGCTTCACCAGCGGCTGTTATTTCACCTTTTAATTTAAGTATTTCAGCTTTTTTCCATGCAATGTTACTACCATTAATTTTACTATCTCCGTCATTAAGTATTTTCTCTATTTTTTGAAACAAAGGAAACTTTTTGTTCATTAAACGGACATCATCAAGATTTAATCCTTCTGGAAGTTTTACTTCACTGTTTTTAACCTTTAATTTTAAAGCTTCTAAAGCCTCGTAAAATGGACCGCTTATTTCGTTACCAGCGTCATCCTCTAGGTATTGTGGTTGTGTTTTATCATCCTTGTATAATGGATTTTTCTTTCTTTTAGCGGCGTCCATCATCCTTTTAATATAACCAAATATATCATACCCAAGTAAATTCATTACCTCTGGCCCAAGCCTTGGTGCTAAAATGTTTGCAGCTTTATTTAACTTCTCTTGCTTATCTTCTAAAGTATCTTCTTTTACTTGATCTTTGTCTTTTTTATCTATATCCTCAGAAAGCATTATACCTTGCAAGTACATTGTACCGTTTTGATCTTTTATATAACCCAAATCAGCCATCTTTTCTATTAAGGCTATTACATCTTCAGCGGCTGTAGGAAAGTTGGTTTTTAATAAATCCGCTACATCACCAGGACCGATCTCATCAAAACCAATTTCAGTTTCTATGTACTTAACCATGTCCATAGCCTGCTCTTTGTCGAAGTTGTTTTCATTAAGATTACCTTCGCTACCGTTGGTTTTATTAAACCTAACATTAGCGCCTCTATCTATTTTCATACCAATAGTAGCAATAATAATTGGCGCTATATCGTTACCCTCCATAAACTCTTTAGAGTTTATAACCTCCATTGTTGCATCTGGCCCTAATATAGAGGATATTAAATCTATTAATGAGTTTTGTTTTGAAGCTGGCCTACCTTTTGGTGGGTTTAAAAAGTTATCTATCCATCTTTGCTCTACCTCTTCTGTAAAAGGTAATTTTGTAAATAAGTATATACCATCCGCCATTTGTTCTGGCGTTAAATCTTTTGGTAAAAGTCCTTTTTCTTGAGCCTCTCTAGTTTCTGGCACAGTCAACCTATCTCCTTTAATAATAAAATCTTGAAAAGACTTATTAAACACTTGTTGAGAAAACAAGTTATACAATACTTCAGCGTTGTTTATTATAAAGTTTTTATATTCGGTTTTTCCAGGAGCACCACCTAACGCAGCTTTTATGTCAAGGAAAAGAGCGTCTTGAAAAGCTTTTATTAAGTTTTTATAAAAAACGTCACTAGTTATTATCCTGTTTGAAGCTGTTTTTATTAAATCTTCAATTTTAACGTTTACTTCGTTTAATTTTTTATTTAGTTTTTCTTTTATCTTTGGATCTTGCTCGTCTTGTATTCTTGATTCTAATTTATTTTTATTTAGTTGTAAATTATCTAAGTCAGAAGCTTCTTTAACGGTGTATAGTTTACGTATCTCTACTGGTATTACCTTTTTAACTATATTGATAATTTTTTTATGAATCTTACCGCCTCTTTCAATACCCATCACACGTCTTAAGGCAGTGTAAGTAACATCTTCTTCTATCGCTAACTCTAAGTCAACATACTCATCAGCCTCTATATCGTTTATAAAACTATTTTCATCTTGTGTACTTGTTTCAAAAGCAGGTTTAGTTACGTCATCACTTTTAAGCGCTTCTAAAGATTTATTTTTAAGTTGATTTGTTATCCAAGCCCAAAGATTGTCGTTACCTATTACGTTACCGTTACCATCGAGCTTTCTACTTCCATCTTCGTTGTATTGAGCTGGCACAAAATTTCTAATATGCGGTATAAGCTCCATGTAAGTTTTTTGTATAAAATCTTCCTCACTAAAATCAGGTAGATCTTGCATTGCTAACGTTATTTTTTTCTTTATCATACCGTCTAACTTACCAAATATGTAAGTTATAGCATTGTCAGCACCTGTTTTATTCCAAGTATCTTGGCTAACGTTACCAAGTTCTATAACTGGTCCTTCTAAATCAGTTGTACTGAAGCTAGATAAAGGTATTGACGTTGAGGGTGGTGTTCTGTTTACCTCACTTTTACCACCATTTTTATCATCAATATAACTTTTGAACCAATCTTGTATGTCTTGAACGGTTTTAAACTTTATATTAGTGTAGCCAGAGTCCTTGAGTAAACTTGTAACTTCTTTACCTAATAAATTTAACGCTTTGTTATTTCTTTTAAACGAACCGTCCGCGACGCCATCCAAGTACACGGTTAAATATTCTTCCTGTATGTTTGGATCGCTTAAATTATATCCGTTAGCTAAAAGCTTTAATGTTATTATTGTTTCAACTTTTGGTCCTATTGCTTTTTTAAACTTTACAATTAACGCGTGTCCTTCTTTTGTTATGTTACCGTTTTTATCTCTAATGCTTTTACCAAATAAAATGTGAGCTATTTCATGCTCAGTTACCGAAACAGCACCAGTTTCTATAGCTTTTGGTTTGTTGATAAATACTCCCCCATCTAACTCCCAGCCATTAGCGTTTTTATATTGGTTTTTAAGCTCAGTTACAGTTACACCATCTTCTTTTGCTTGTTTCTCAAACATCTCTTGGTTAGCTGGATCGTTTAACCAATTACTAACATCGTCTTTTGTTTCAAAGACAGTTCGCATTATACCTCTTTTATCAGCCTTTTTTATACCATCATCAATCATCCTCTCGTTAGCACGCTCTCTTATAGTATTTATTTTATTGACAATATCAATGGCCTCTTTGTTTAAAACATCTTGCAAGGTTTCCCATTCAGCAGCTAGTTTTGGGTAGTTTTCTTTTAAAGCTTGTTCTACAGATATACCGTTAGAATCAGCAAATTCAAAAACACCTTTGTGCGCGTCGTAATACTCACTATGGTATTCTAAAGTTTTTTTGTCGTAACTTTCTAGCAAAAACCCAATAAACTCTTGCTCTTCTTTAGTTAGATATTTTGATAATTTATTGCTATTGTTAAATATATCTACAAGTTCAGCATTTTTCTTTATAATTTGAGCTTGAAAATATTTCTTTAACTTTGGTGATATAGATTCGTTTAGTTTTTTCTTTAGCTCTACTGATTCTCTAATATTTTTGTTTATTTTAGCTATGTCCTCCTTGTTTGTTCTGAGTGCTCTATTAATTAGACTACCGGCGGTAGATACACCAGTACCACCTACAACTCCCTGTAAGTAAGCCTCTAAACCTTGAGGACCTGTCATTCCAGCCCAAGCTAAATATGCTGCTTTTTCCTCTCCAGCAGCAATGCTTTTGTTGAAAATTTCTAAACCGGTTTGACTCCACTCTGTAATACCTTCTCTTTGGCCTGATAAAAAGATTACTGTAACACTTTGGCTAAAAGTTGCCGGGTTCATTCGCATGGCTTTTATAATACCTTTGAAACCAATTCTCTCTAACTGACCAGCTGCTAAACCTAATAAGTTAGGTATTAAAATATCTTCGTCACCACTCATAACCAACTTTTCGATAGCATCTTTCTCTGATAAATTTGGGTATAATTTTTTAGCTTTCTCTCTAGCAGCATCAATGTAGAACGGTGCTGTTATTTGTGGTATTAAACTAAGTCCTCTAGTAGCTATAGCTGGACCCATGGTCTCTGCTAAACTTGTAATAGCGTTAAAAACGCCACCAAAAAACAAAGCCGCATCACCTTCTTTATAACCTTCCACCATGGAGAGCTCTGGATTATTTTTAGCAGCTTCAATTTTTAAAAGGTATTCGTATTTCTTTACAACATATTGTTTATAAGGGTCTCCAACTTTTATACCAGAATCTTTGTATATTAATATGTAACCTTGGGCGTATTTTTCTTCTGCTGTAAGTGTTTTGTCTGACAAAGGAACTGTCTTACCTTCTGGAGTGAACCATACAGCCTCGCCATAATCACCAAACATGTCATCTAATGCTGTTACGCCAGCTTTATCTCCCACGCTTTCTTCAAGCAGTTTTAAACCGTCAATATAAATGCTCTGCATACCTATAGCTAGATTGTTGTTGATGTCGTAGTATCTTTTTTCAACCTTATCTAAAAGCCGATCTCTTTCATCCTTGTCTTCGTAAACGCTTTTACCAAGATTATATATCTTTGCAATACCCGTAATAACATCACCAAGGATAGTTGTTGCTAATTCAGGCTCTTCTTCTTCTTCTTCTTCTACTGGCTTATCAAGATAAATTTTTTCACCATCAAAAGTAAACGTAAAAGGTCTATCTTCAAGAAGCTCATCTATAGTAGTTGGCATGTCCTCTTTAATCTCACCTTCCTCTTCGTCGTAATAATATCTTGTTCCTATTTTTTCTTCCTCTAAAACCTCTGGTGTTACTACTTTTTCAGTTTGAGTTATATCTGCTTCTGACGTTGGCAACTCTATTTTTACCTCTTCTATTTCTTCCTCTGTTTCTTCTTTTTTATCTTCTTTTTTTGGAAAAAAATCATTAAGAGTTTTACCTTTAAAAATATTTATATCACCTATCTTTTCTAATAAAGTAGGTTTCTTAATCTCTTCCTCTTCTCCTGGTGTTATTTCTACCTCTGGGTATTTAAAGCCTATTGGATTTCCACTAGCGTCTACCCAAGTGTTAGTCTCGTCTAGTAATTCCGAAGAAATAGGCTCCGATGTTAATACCGTATCTTCTGATACTAGTCGAGGCCCTACAGCTACATCGGTTGTCTGAGGGCCTTTTGTCTTTTCCACGTTTTGAGCTTTATACGTTTTTACTACATTCTCAAAATCTAAGTCAGTATATCTAGGTGTATAACCTTGGTCTACTAAGGAAGCGTTTTCTTCTTGCATACCCTTAATAACACTGTTTAACTCTTCATTCATATTTAACTAAATTTTTTAATTATTTGCTCTGGTGTTAGTTTGTTAGTGCCGCCACCATTTTTTGAGTATAAGGCATGTTGGCTTCTTAGTTTTTTAAGCGCATAGTCTTTCACTATTGGTTTTAAATCTTCTAAATTAAAGTAAGGAGAGTCTATATGGAAAAAATCCATGTTTGCATTAGGATACATTTCTGCAAAGTCATTTAATATTTGGTACAAAGGACTTTCTTCATCGTGTACACTAGATAGTATTTCTTCTTGTGTTTTCAAAGCATTATTAACTAAAGCTCTCGCTCCTTCTTTGTTAAAAGGCAAACCTGATACCGCTTCGTCCATAACACTTTTCATAGCTTTAGACAGTGTTTCAAAAGTTTCAAATTGCTTAGGAAATATATTTTCTTTTATAGACTCTAAATTGTAGACTTGGTCAATATCTCTAAATTTTATTGCAAGATCATTTTTATTATCCACCATCATGGTTGTCAAAGGTTTACCTTCTTTGTCTGTTTTTTGAGTAAGTAAAATATCTCTTAAATAAGAGTTGGCAGCAGAAGAACCCTTTGACTCTTGGTCTTGATCTATAGCCTCTATATTTTCAGTTATAAAACCAGCTATTTTATTCATGTTAGTAGATAAGGCTTTTACATTATTTATAATAAAATCAGCCTCTCTTGGTTTTCCAGCCATTTTAGCGCCATATAAAGTGTCTCTTTGCATGCTCATAAAATCCGTTATACCTTGTACGGCTGATGGTCCTAACAACTGTGGTGGCTTCTCATCACCAATTAATTGCATGTTGTTAATATAACTTTTTGTATTTAAATCTCCATATTCTTCTATTAAATCATATACGTTACTTCCCTTGCTTTCTTCAACTTTAACCTCTGGTAATAGAGTGCTACCAGCCTCTTCAACTTGATAAAAAGGAGTATCGTCACCAACTCTTTCTTTGTAAGCAAATGGTGTAGTACCATCTGATTTGCTTCTTATAGATTTTTTCCTTAAAACTTTCTCTCTAGAGTTCATTTCAAGAGGTGAGTAGTAATCACCTAGAAAGTTTTTACTATTACCTCTCTTTTGTAACTTTTGCTCATCAATTATTTTTTGAAACTGTTCTTGAGTCATTTTCTCATCATTGAATAATCCCTTTTTCTTTACTTTGATATACTTTTCCAATCTTTTAGCTTGAAGATCTTTAAATGATTTGTCAAGCTCTGCATATTTTTTATCTATATATTCTCCTTTTTTATCTTTCTTATTAGCTCCCGGATTGTTTTCTAAATATTCCCTTCTAGCTTTACTTGCTTTGTGCTGCTCAATTCCAATCGCAGCTCTAGCTTTTTTATCATGAACATAATCTCTACTACCCGCACCACCATCTGGATTAAACAAACGTTGAAAAATATTTCTTTTACTCTTCCTAACCCTAATTTTTTGTCCCTTTTTTTGCTTTTGCTTAGTGTTTTTATTAGCTTTAATTTTAGGGTCCTTTTTTGGGTCGATATTATTTGGATCTACATTTGGATCTACATTTGGATCTACATTTGGATCTACATTTGGCATTATACAGCTTCCATCATCAATAGTCGCAGTAGGATCCCAGTTTTCAGCCTCTGGATTTGTACAACCCCTAACGCCTTCTTTCTCTTCCCCTTTCTTTTTGCGGTTTTCTAACGCATCTAACCTACTATTTGTCTTTTCTTTATCAGTTAATTTTTTACCAACTAAAGCGTCCATAATAGGTTTAGTCATTAAATCACCTCTCCACTCACCGCCAGACAAAGATGTTTCACCACCAATTTGATAGTTAGATTTCCCAGCGCCAGCAACTAGCGTTTGGTTTAAATCTAAAGGACTGTTTGGCTTAGTATGACTCCAACCTTTTTTCTTTAATTTTAAATGTTCTTTATGAGTGTTGGCCATTTTTTCTTTACCATCACCATACATCATGTGTTTTTTAAATTTCTTTGCCATAGTTATATTTTAATCTTTTATCCAAAAAGCATTTCCACCTTCACCACGAGCGGCCTCAGCAGCATTATATTGTTTACCAGCTTGCATACCTGCCGCACCAATAGTGCCAACACCTTGCATCATTTGGTCTCTAGCTCTCTGTCTAGCAGCGTCTGCAGCCGCTTTTCTTTGTTGTGACATACCAAGTAAAGTCTCTGTTTTATCTCTTTCCAAATCTTGGCTTCTAGCATCACCACGTCTTTCCATTGTTTGCAATCTTGAAGCCTCACTCGCCATAGCTTTTTTATTAGATGCTTCTTGTTGTCCAATTGAAGCCGCTGCTTGTTGACTTGCCATTGCACCTTGATTTGCCATAGCCTGAGCTAATCCCGCGATACCAGATCCACCAGCGGCACCTTGCATATTTTGCATGATATTAGCTCTTTGCTGTTGACCTTGTTGTGCTACAAATTGAGCTTGCTGAGTATTTACAGTTAGATCTTCCATAGTATTTTCCATATCTCTATATGGATTACTTGTGTCCATTTGCTCGTAATCGCTTTTTCTTTGGGCTAATTCTTTCTGAGCGGCGGCTTGCTCTGCTCTTCTTTTTTTACCGCCTTGAGCAGCCATAATTATTTGAGCTGTTCCGGCTGCCGCTGCTACACCTACTAATATAAACGACATATCTTATTTTTTTTGATTAATGTATTTTTCATATTCTTCGTAATTTCTTGATACAATTTCTTTTTCTAATTCTTCTATATTTTGTGTATTAGATGGGTTTTTATGAATATTAACAAATATAGAGTCTTCGTTAGCATATATAACTCTTTTAGTTCCCGGTGTTGCCACCACATAGCATGGTGCTACGTAATCTTCTACAACCTCCTCTGTAGCAACTGATATATGACCTGTAAGTAAAAACCAAACATGTAAATGATTGTGTATTGCACCTATAACAGAACTATCTTTTTCCATGCTCATTTGTCTAATGTAAATACCATCTGCAAAAGCATGTTTTAGCGGAAACGGCTTGCTATTATGTTTTGTAACTATATTTTTTTCATCAGCAATACTAATTAAAGCATTTTCAAGATTTACTACTTTTTCTCTATGAGTTATTAGTATTTCTGATTTTCTTTTTTTTATGGACATTTAATTTTATTTAACATGCCTATATAGTCACAGTTTTTAGCAGCTATTTACTACTTACAAAAGCATCGGCATTAACACCAAATAGCTCTGACTCTGCCGTAGACGTGTTTTTAAGACATACTTCAGCGTAATAACCATCAACTCCACTTGGGTTTGAATACTTATCTTTACTAAACATTATAAAACTAGAAGTGGTAGGTGGTGCTGTTGTAGTATTATTATATGTAACATCCATTGCTAATCTACTTGTTGTAATAGAAGTACAAGGGCCTAGTAAAACAATGTCAGACTGTTGCACTGTGGTAAAACCACCAATAGAACTTGTGTTAGAATACAAAACTACATCTCCAGGCTGTACTGAGATATTTATTGGATTTGCAAAAGTAAAAGTTAGTGTTGCCATGTGTTAAGGTGTTAATGTTATTACAATATTTGCAGCTGATGATTCCGCTGAAATTCCATCAGATATTTTGTATGATATAGTATCTGTAGTACCTGTTGCTGGCGCTAAGTATTTAATAGATTGTTTATCAGAGCTTAGTGAAGTCGTACCGCTTCCAGAACTAGTAATTTCTGAAATTTCTAAAGAAGCGATTGTACTAGTGTCAGTTAGCAATGGATATATCTTGACAGAAGAACCAAGAGCTACAGTTGCTGTTGTAGCTGTAATTGTAGGAGCAGCATAAACAGTTACAAAGTTGCTTAGTACAATCTCAGCTGCAACGTCAACATTACCCATTTTTTCAATATAACCATCTATATTTAACTTACAGTTAGCAGTACCAGCTCCGGTTACATTAATATCTTCTATCCAAATTTTACTACCAGCAACTGAAAAAGAAAGAGCATCTCCAGCGTTTAAACTTTGAGAAGTAGATAATACAATACTATTTGCAGAAAAACTAACTATCGTTGGATGACCAATTATATTATCTCCTTGAACCAACATACCAATCGCTAAATCAGAAACGTCATCACTTTTTATAGTTACAATTGTGCCTGAACTTGAGGCCGTGACAGTGTGAATCGCGTGGTCATACAGATTTTTATAAGTAGTTATTGGAGAAGTTGTTCTTATGTCGTCAACTGTAGGTTGTCTAGATATACCAACAGTTCTAGTAAAAGTTAAACTAGTCTCATCAGCTAACGGGTATGAAGGTATACTCGCGCTTATTGTTATGTCATAGTCGTTGGTCGGGTTTAAAGCTGATATAACGGTCCCTTCAGCTATATTTGTACCAGTAACAGCATCACCAACTCTTAATTTTAAAGAGGCAGTAGTGTGATCTAAAGCAACGTTTGTGCCACCAGCCACAGCTAAATTAGTGGTACTTGTGGAGCTATGACTCAATACTTGAGAATAGCTAAAATAACCATTGTTAGTTGCGTCTAAACTTGGATTATCCACTGGATTAAATATTGACAAAGTTGAAAGAGGCACTTTATTTAAAACACTTTTTACAGACGTACTAGCTCCATTAACACCGTATGTACTAGCGGCTGTTACGATAGTATAATCAACTTCCCCAAACTTATTCAATCTTACGACATAAGGCTCTGTACCACTACAACTATTTGACTTTGTAGATCCAGTTGGAGTTACTGTTGTTGTGAAAAAACTACTAGAACCTTGTTCTGGAAATCCCTCTGGAATAACTATACTGTGAGTATTATAATTAAGGTTTCGTCCCAAAGCAATCTGTTTGGAAGGTGAATAAATTGTTTGTTCAGCAGAATAAGGACTACCTTCTCTCGCGAAAGCATCTGTTTCAAAATTGTAAAATAAACCAAGATCGTTTTCTATTCTTATCGTATAGGTAGCATTTTCATTTCCATAAACATTTAAAGTAATAAAGTTTGAAGTATTTGGAAGTGTAGATTCGTTAGCAAAACCAGAGTAATAAACAGAACTAATTCTAGTACATGGGTCTCTATCAGCTTCTAGTTCAGGCGCGTCAAATATTAAAGATTCACCCGAAGATAAAGGTATCGAAACGTTCTCGATACTATAATCAAAGGAATACTTAATAGAAGTTAATTGATTATCGCTATTATAAGTTTGATCACTTGCGGTAGAACTCCACTTTGTTATATCACTAGAGTTTATCGTAAAAGTAGGTACCGAGACTAAATGGTAACCACTAGCAGCTGTATACGTAAAAGCGGCTACTGTAGTTGTAGTGTTATTTTCTACGTCTAAATAACAAGTATTGGTAGTTATATCACCACTAGTTGCAGCCGTTTTGTTGGTTGCTGTTAACGCTTGTGTTATATTGCTAACACCGCTATTGTGCACTGTTGTAAAATTTAATCTACTTTTAACAGCATGTGTACTTCCGTCTATATCTATATTTATATCAAAATCTGAACTACCATGTGTGTACCACGGTGCTAAATCAACAGTAACCTTAACTAAGTTTGTTGAATCTAAAGCTGTTGTGGTGTCTGTAAACCGTACTAACACAACTTCAGCTGGTAAACTACTTCCAATAGAAAAATCACTAGCTTGTAAAGCATAACCAGTATGTGGCGTTATGTATAAGTATACAGGAGATAGAATTGTTCCGTTAGCTACGGAATCTCCACTACTTTCATTTGTTACCCAATTTGATATGTTATAGTTATTTGCCATTTATTTTATTTTAATCAGTGTCTCCAGTGTCTTGAGTTGTTAATTTACTAGTTGATGGTCCTTGTGCACTATCATGCGCAACTACAGAAGGAGTACCTATACCTTGTGTTGAAAATTGATTAACATTAAAATTATCTAAAGTATTATCTTGATTTCCTCTAATATAATTAAACCATTTTCCTTCTTTATTTTTAAACTCAGGTATAAATCCAGTTTCTAAATCTGTAGTTATAGACTCAGTATACCAACCATCTTTAGCTACATTATTGTAGTACTCGTCATCACTCAAATAAATGTCAATTTTAGATTGACTACCCTCATAGCTTAAAGAACTAAAACTCTTAACGCTGCTAGGCATGTCATTAAAAATAAAACAAACACTGGAATCATATTGAACTCCGTAAAAATTATTTCTAGTTTCGTTATTGTGGTGTTGATATAGTTCACCACCTTTAAAAGTAAAATACTTATCATTTACTGAAAATCCTGTTTCTTGTATCCAAGATTTAAATGTTGTCCAACCTTTAGTGTCCTCGCTAAAACTCACTGTATAAGGACTAGTTGTAGCAGCTTTCTTAGAGGCGTTTTCATTTTGTCCATAGTATATAATATAGGCTCTATGAGCGTGTAAATCAACGTTTCCAGAGTCCCATGTTAAATATATTCTATGATATAAGGAACCACTAGCGCTTAGGGTAGCTGCGCTTATAGAAGAAACAGTATATATGTTTTCGCCAGTTTGCCCACCACCGTAATAATCACCTTCAGCATCAATACCTATAGCGAGATTGTAGGTGCTACCAGCATTAACAGCGGATACTAGCGTGTCAAGCCAAGAAGATTGATCTGTATTACTATAATCGTAAACAGAAACATCTATAAAGGCTATTGATGACGCGTTGAAGTTTAAATTACTTGCTGAATCAAAAGGAGCCCAGTCTTGAGCGTTTACACTTCCAGGTACTAATCCAACTCCACTATTTCCAGTTACACCAAAATAAGTTTTAGTAGAATCTTCAGGGGGACTTGAGGCGTTAAAAACTCTTATTTTTGGCGCGTTAGTAGTATCTAAAGTTAAGTTATAAAGTTTTTTATTATTATCATAACTACCTATTAAAGATAACTCATGTTGTTTAAATGAGTCTTTAAACCAATCTCTCATACCTAGGTCTGATATTGGTGTTAAACCATCCATTGATAATCTTATAACTGCACCTCTTGATTTGTCTGTAAAGTAAGCTCTATATTGATCTACAGCAAAAGATTCTGGATTGGTTGATATACCAAAATCACCAGCATAAGGTGTTGCTTGCCCTAAAACATTGTTTGTTGATGTTAAATTTATATTGCCATCAGCGTTGTAAACAGCATCTTTATTTGATAAAACTCTTATAACTCTATCTTCGCAAAGAGTAACTAAATCAGTGTCCCTAGATAGTAATTTTTGAATACTACCATAAGTAGGGTTTATATCTTTTGTTATCTTTTCCGCTTGTATAAATTGGTTCAAGTTATTTATACCACTGGTAGAGTTGTATATACCAGAATATATTAAACCAGACTTTCTATGTTCTTGTTTATATTGTTCAGCTAACACAGTAGACACTTTTGGACCTTTGTCTATAGTAACAGCATTATAATCATCTCTTACTCTATTCGACTCAACTCCATTTGCAAAAGAAAAACAGTTATAATAATCAACAGGATTGTAACTGTTAAAATACGTATTATATACAAATTTATTTAAATAAGAGTTCCACTCGTAATTAATAGGTAGTGATGCACTAGCTTCGTTATAAAGATCAACGTCAATATTTTCTTTTGGCTCAGTTTCCCATACAGCAGGATTATCACTAGTATAACTACTGTCGTTAATAGCTTCTTCTAAAAACTCAATGGTTCTACTATCGTAATCATTAGAAGCATCGAAATCTCCCCAATTAACAAAAGGATCATACCCAGTACAATACTCACCAACTGCATCTTTAACAGAAGAGGGACTTGCTAAAGCTGGTTCAAATCTAACATCAAATCTTTCTCTATGGTTTGAAGCAGATCTGTAATACATGCTTCCTGATTTTTCCACATAATTTTCAATAGATCTAGACGTACCTTTAGTTATTCTGTATATTGTTGTATCACCTTTCCACCTAAATAATATTCCTGCAGTTTTAAGCTTATTAGCTATATCTTTATGGTATTGTGTAATACCAGGATCTTTACCATCTCCAATATGCCAAGTCCCTTTGTCATCACTATTTAACCAATGAAAAGCTATGTCAAGTGCTTTTCCATTATTATGAAGACCTCTACCATGTTCTGTTAAACCTCCCCAATTAGATTCTTTATGGTTTATACCTTCTGAAATCATTGCATCAACAAAAAACTTTTTCGTATGATAATTATTACCCATATCAGAATCTCTCCAATAAGCTTTACAAACACGACACCCAACAGAATCACTTAGGGCTGTTGATCCAGGTAGGTTACCAAGAGCTACAGTTGCTGTGGTTATATAGGTTTTTTCTGGAGCGCTGACTAAAATATTTTTTTCTAACACAGCGTCTTTTTCAACTTTTACAAAGAATCTTCCTTCGTATTCAGCTGAGTTTTTAATTTCTCTTTCAGCAAGTTCTATAGATATACCACTTGCAAAAGTACCAGAATTAGTACCATCAGAGGTTGTAAAAGAAACATCTGTGCCAAATGGCTTTGCTAACGTTATTCTCCTATTACTGCCATAAGAACTTATTTTGGAAATATCATACCAATGAGATATATTTGTTGCGTTGGTTACTCTAATAACTCTCTCTCTAGCTGTTAAAGCAGGTTCCCAACTTCCATTTGCAGCAAAAAAAGTTGCTGGTACATCTACATGCTGTTGTTGATATTTAGGCTGCCCACTGGTTGGAAACACAGGGGTAGCGACACCAAAACTATTGTTTTTTATTTTTATAAATAAAGGTGCCTCGTTGCTTATTGCTAATATTTTATATCTAGCATCCTGTCTCACAAAGAAATCATTATCGTGTTGTTTTTTAAGTATTAAAAAAGTTTCTTCATCGACCTTATTTCTTTCTGAAGAAGGAAATGATAACCAAATATTACCATCTTCTGCATCGTAAAAACGATCCATTGCTAGATTATAATATTCATTAGAATTTTCTTTTATATAGTATTTATAATGAGTCGCCCATTCTGGAGAGGTAGCAACTGTAGTTCCAGTTGCATCTAAACCGTCTCTAAGTCTAAAAACTAATTGATTGTATTGTTTCGCTGCGTCTTTTCCTAATTTTAAAGTTCCAGTTTCATGTGTTTGTACTGGCGTCTGTCTTCCAAATTCATCAATATAAACAACGCCAACTTGGTAATCTCTTAAGGACTTTATAGATCTTTCTGGGAATCTTGATTCTTCTGCAATAACATTACCTGGATCCCACCAATTTATAACAGATCCATTGTCAGGATCTCTTAGTGCTGTAGCGTCATTGTAACGAATATTATTTCTAACGTTTTTTCTATTGCTAGTGTGTATATTAAAACTATTTTTTATTACTTTGTTGTCCTCGTCTAACAAGTCATAGTTTTGTATATAGTTACCATAAACAACTCTATTACCAGTTATTTCTTGAGCTAAAGCTTTAATAGGTACATTATCCCAAGGTCTTAATAGTTGATTAGACGGTAGTGTTGCGTGTATCATGTCTGACTTGACCTCTAAAGATCCTTGTGGGTGGTCAACATATATTGCTGGTCTAACTGCTATTGTTCTATAGAAATCAATATCTATACCATCAGCATGCCAAGCGGCTCCTTGAGCCACTGCAACAGCAGTACCATTAGCCGTTAAAGATATCTGTGTTGTCGCTTCACCAAGACTGTTAAAAGAGTTTTGCATACCAGCAACTACAACAGGAGCTGATAGTCCAGAGCTTATATTTGGAAAAGTAATGGTATCACCAATTTTAATATTTGCTTCTCCAAAATCTTTATTTATACCGTAATAATAAACACCATTACTAATACCAACTTCACCGTCAAACGTATTAGCATTAACCATATAAGACGCTGTTGATTTTGTTTTTGGTGCTTCTACCCAATTATTTAAATGCTTTATTTTTCCATACCAACCTTCATCACCGTTATGAGTATCAGTACCTAAAGCATCTATTTTAGTGCTAGGTGATTTTATAGTCTTAACAGTATAAACGTTGGGAGAGTTTGACTCTTTATATAATATATCTATTTCAACAACGTCAAGTGGTGTTGTTATTGGTTTGAAACCAGATAATAATAAATACCTTAAATTATTTGTCATTCCAAGATTATAACCTTTTTTAGGCAAATAATCAAACTCATCGGGTAAAAAAGCTACTTCAGAAAAAGGTGAATAAGTAGAATACTCGCCATCTTCATATTTCCATCTATAAGCAAATCTAGGAAACTTAAACTCAAATAACGGTTCTTTTTGCTTTAACTTTGCTTTGTATGTTGTGAAAACTTTTGTTACTCTAGTAGATATAGTTTGTATTTTAAATCGAAAAGTATCTCCATTAGAAGTGGAGTAAACCTCTGCTGTTACTAAAACGTCATTGGCAGTACCAGCATCCTCGTCTTCTGGATAAAACTCGATAACATCTCCAACCTCCCAATCCATCTGTATAGGAAAAACAACACTAGGCGTAATTGATCCATAAGAAAGTCTTTCACCTGAAGAAGTGAAAAAGAAATCTGAATTAGTAGTACCAAGTCCATTAGTGCTATCTGGAATCTCAACGTTTGAATTAACATTTAAACTACCATCTAAAACTATATCAGCTCTAGTGGTATTAGACATTGTTAACGTTAAAGGAGTTGTTGGGGATTTTTTTATTACAGTTGTTTCTCTGTATGTTAAAGGCATGTATGAAAAACCTGATGGGTAAGTAGAGTCATCAGTTGATAATCTTCCATTTGAGGGATGTGGCACTTGGCCGTTTACAATAAGTAGGGTGTAATATAGATTTGTACCGTTAGGGTAGACTCCTGGCGTTAAATGTTGAGATCCATATCTACACCTTTCTATATTAATTTTTTTAGGTTCAGTAAGTCCATCTGTCCAAAATAACAAACCGTCAATAATATTAAGACCTGTTATAAGTTTTTTAGGTTTTTCACCAGCAAAGTAAGTGAAGCCTAGAGCTCTTTTGTTATAAGGTAATTCAAAAGTTACGGTATCGCCAGCGACAACATTGTCTAATGCTTCAAATCCAATATTAGCGCTTGTATGCTCTGTATATACTCTCCATCCATTCCAAGGTGACGCGTCTTTTTCAATTTTAGTAATTGACGTTTTAACGCCTTTTACAAAAATATCCATACCTGGTTGTATACCAACTCCTCTTATATCATTAGTGCTACCAAGATTACTTACATGTATGTGGTCAGCATTAGTTCCATGACTATCGTTAGATATAATTGTTTCAACCTTGTAATTTTCTACTGCTATATAGTTTGTCTCACTATTCTGCTCGTCATATTCCATTATATAATCAGAATATATATCATGAACCACGCTTACTGTTCCTGAATCATCTTGTTCAGTGTGACTATAAGTTTTGCTTGATGCGGTATTTTTATCTGGTGATGAAACTAACCAGTATGCTTTATTAGTACTTTCTTTAACTATAGTACCAACGCAGGTAGCGTTTGAACCAAACAAACTAGTTACGGCTGTATTACCTTTTACTGTTTGAACTGCTCCAACATCAGATCCCTCTGATGTAGCAATTTCAATATTCAAAGCATCTCTATACTCACCATTAGGAACCATTCTCTCGTCAAGATCCTTATTCATTTTACCCTTAGTAAAATTACGCTTAAACTCTGGCATATACTAGTGTTTTATTTGTTTCGACTTTCCTCTTAAAATTTGTGTAATTTCTTCTAATTTAATGTTAGATAATCTTAATTTAGCTTTTCTTGTTTCAGCAAACCTTTCTTTTTTAAATCTTTGTACAACATATTCTGGTATTTTACTTCTAGTTGCTAAAATAGCATAGGCAATATGTTTGTACATAGCTTCCTCAGCAAATTTATGAACTTTCATTTCAGCATCCGTACCAAGACTATCACTTATATATTCTAGGGTCACGGTTTTTCCTGAAATATTAGAGCTAAAATGAATCTTTCCTGTAAGTTCGTCTATAAAAAATGATCCATTAACTTGAGAGTGTTGAGGATCTAATCCAAATCTAGCACCTTCTACCGGCCAATAAGTGTCGTTATAATCATCTGAATTTTGTGAGGGGTTTAATGTGTTGAAGTTGGCGTTTGTGGTTGATGTGTTATCAGTATCTAATGCGGTACCGTCATATTGATAAACACCATCAGAATCTTGTTGCACTTGCAGTGGGTTAGAGGTTTTTATAGCAGGATATATAACATGTTGCACGCCAGAAGCGTCACTCCAAGTTAATTTTATATAGTTGACATAATCCTGAGGTAATACCATAGTTAAAGATGCTGGCACAACTATCTCTTGAGATTTAGTTGATTTAAAAGTATCAAATGATAATTCTTGCAATGCTCTCATAGCGTGAAAAGCAACGTCTGTTCTTTTTATTTTTGAAATTATCTTATCTTCGCCTACATATGCTATAATAAATTGATTTATAACATGCTCTAAAGATGTGAATTGATAATCACCAAAAGGTGTTGGTGACGCCGTACTATAATACTGTTGACCTGTTTGTGATATTAATCCCATTTATTTATTGTTTTTTTGCTATTAATGCCGTTTCTTCGTTTGTGGCTATTTGAACTAAACCTGGTTTGTTTAATACAATACCAGCCATTTCTAATATTTTATAAACTAAATCAATTTCTTCAGACTCATGAAGTTCAAAATCTATAGAAGTTGTAGAATTGTATAGAGCCTGATTATTAGCAACTGTATAGTTCCAAATAACCTGTGCTGGTTTAGCTATGTAATTACAAGTTACATTTGATGCCGTGTAAGATACTGTTGGAGATGATGGGAATAATTTTACAACTGAATTTGATTTCCTTACATAAACAGGTCTAGCATCTGTAGGCGCTGCTAAAGCTGTTCTTTCCATATAATGTAAATCGTTTTTTTCAACTCTCTCAACCTCTACGTCATATGCGCCAGCGGCATAAAAAACAGTACCTAACTTGTGTACAGCTGTACTAGTTGGTAATGTGCCTTCATTTCCACTAACTGCAGACATAGCTACTTTCCATTTTTCAAAAGGAGCTATCTTTTCACTTAACACGTCTACTCTATCACTGTACTCGGTACTATTACCATTATCCTCTATAGCTTTTTCTAAATCATAAAAATACTGCTCAAATATAAGTAATTGAGCTTGGTTTGCTAATAAGTTAAATTCTTGAGGCGTTATATAACCTCTTTGCTCTTTGTTAGCTAAAGCCAAAACCCTTTGATATACTGTGTCTACGTTTACCGACATAATTTCTTTTTAATTTGTAGTTTGCGATCGCCCCGTAGAGCGACCGCTTCTACAGTTTGATTAATTATTTAATCTTTTTTCAATATTGGAGTAAATCTCCATACCTTCATCAGTCTTAAACCAATGTGCTAAAGCAGTATATGGGTGTTCGTCAAATGGTATAACCATTAATTTTCTACCAGTTGAACCCCATAAGAAGTTCCTTTGGTCAGAAGACAATCTTAATATCCCATCTTCAACAGCTCTAATACCAAAGTTTCTAAGCATTACATTCTCGTCATCCGCTAACTCTAAAAAGAGTTTAGGGTTGTTACGAGCAAATACTAGTAAATCTCTTCTAAGTTCCTTAGAGCTCAGCTTAGACACCTCAGAACCTTTCTCTACGCGCATAATAGCTTCGGCCATATCTATATCAATGCTTTTAGCAGCAATTAAAGCATCAACTTGCTCGTTTAATATATCTATTTCTTCTGCCGCTACTTTAGACGGTCTATGTTCGTAATAAATTTTTTCTTTATGTGGGTGATATAAACTTAATAACTTTTGTAAAACGGTTTTTTCTTTTTCCACGTATAACGCGCCGTTTCTAAAAATGATATGATCTAATCTTTGATCACCTTTCATTTCGTCAACAAATGGTGTTCTTTGATTTTGACAATATTTAAGTTCTCTTTCATACCCCTTACTTTCATCAAACCAATAAATATTAGCAGATTTGATCATTCTTGATAATGGTTTTTTATTACCTTTTAAATAATAAACCCTATCTTTTATTTCCCACTCATTAGATGGTACTTTTCTTTCTCTTGCTTTTGGTTCTTGAGTTACAGTTTCTTCAAAAAATTCTGTAACTGTTTTTTCTACTAAAGGCTCTACGGCCTTTTCTGTTTTTTGTTTTTTTGCCATAATATAATATATAATAAAATTAATAAAAAGAAAGGGTCGAGGCCGAAGCCTCGATCCTTAATATAATAAATGCTTACTTCATTAACATGAAATTGTTAGCACCTTGTGTAACTAAACATCTTTCAGAAAGCATGTGAAGTTGCATTGCGTCTAAAGCAGACGTAGCAGCTCCAACTGAACCAGTTGTCCATGTTTTCATTCGTCTATCATCAGTTTGAGAAGCTCTATAACGTACGTGTAAAAATGGACGTTTAAGATTCTTTCCTAATTGTTGATCATAAACTGTAGATGTACCAGCGGGTACAAATACCCCTCTAATCGCGTTAGCACCAGCGTTGTCATTAACACCACCTCTTGTAGCTTTGTCATTTAAGTATCTGAAGTCAGATTTGTAAAAGTCATAAGAACCTCTTCGGAATCCAGAGAAACCTAAATTAAGCGCCATGTCTTCAGAGTTGTCAAATACTCCGTAAGAAGTACCACCAGCCCCATAAGAATTCATTGAAGCTAACATGTCATCAATAGCTAGACTAGTAGCTCTGTTTACAAACATCATGTTTTCTTCAATAGCACCTTGCTTATCAAACTCAGCTAAAATAGCGTCGAACTCAGCTAGATCAGTAGCAGCGTTAACACCAGTAACACCAGAAGTTGTATTACCTCTATCTTCGATAGCAGCAAATAAACCTTCACTACCAACTGTATCACCAGTTGACATACCCATTGCAGCGTCAACTCCTTGAGCAGCACCAGAACCACCAGCACCAAAAGTGTGAGAGTTATCATCCCCAAGTTCAGCCTCTAACATTGCCATTTCTAAATAATCAGTGAAACGAGCTCTTGTATCAGACTCAGCTTTTAAATACCATAAGTATCCAGAACCACCAGCCTCAGAAGTTACTTCAACCCAACCGATTCTAGAAGCATCAGAACCTGATATTTCGTAGTAATCTTTAATAATGATTGGTTTGTTAGAAAAAGTTTTGAATTTCGGTTCGTTTGCTACACCACTATCAGAGTGAGTACCACCTTTCGCGTTGTAACCAACACCTTTTGCATATTCAGAACCATAAACCATTATAGTTGTTTTCTTGTTACCAGTAGCTCCTGATGTAGCGATTGTACTACCATCATAAGCAGCAACAGTAACGTCACAGTCATTAGTACCAGCAAAACCTGTTACCATTGCTTTATAAACTCCATTTGGAGTTGATACAACAACAGTATCAAATTTTCTAATACCATGTGTTACTGAAATACCAGCTTCAGCGTAATTGTTTCCATCTATGTCAGATTGTATTGTAATAACGTTATCAGCATCGATATCACCTAAATAAGACATGTGTAATCTACCTTGCTCAGACCAAATAACTTGGTCAGCAGTCATAGATTCTTCAGCTCCAACTTGTGAAAGGAAACCAGATATAGTCCTAGGACCAAATACCTCAGCTTCTTTCTCCATTAGATCTGGAACGTATTGTTGACCCCATCCAGACGTGCTGTTAAGGTCTAAGTAATTTGTAGATAGTGTTTGCTTTATTGGAGCTGGAACACTATTCAAATTAGTTCCTGCAGTAATTGCCATAATTTTTAATTTTTAATTTTTAATTATTTTTTAAATTTGTTATTTTTAATCTTAAACTTAAAATTATCAGAATTCTCACCAAGCACTTTTACTTTCATACCACCAGCACTAACCTCCCCGTGTGATTGTCTAGCATCCATGTTTACGTTTTTAGCATTTGAAATACTTTCTTTTAAAGCATCGGCTTTACCTTGTTCGTAGAAATGATTAGCTATAGTATCAGCATTCATTGCTGTGTATAAAGATTTGTGATAACCCGCAGCATCTTCCATTGATTCATTTTCATTCAAAAACTTTTTGATGAAATTGTTAATGTCACTTTGAGTTTCTTTAACCTTATCAGCATCGTTGACATTCATTCTAAACTTTTTATCTCCAATATTATATTCAAAACCTTTGAATTTATCGTTAAAAACTTGATCAGTTTTATTTAAAAAAGTAGAAGTGTTTTTGTCAAGTGTTTGTTTACGCTCTAACTCTTCTTCGTTGTATCTATTAAAGAAATCAATAGCGTTCTGTTGCTCTTTAGTGAGTTTGGATCCGTTTTTGATGTCTTCATAGTATTTAGACTTTAACCCGTCTAAGTGGTTTTTAGCGTTGGCAACTTGCTCTTTTAACGCTAGTTTTTTTCTTTTAATATCTTTTTCTTCATCCAAGTCTTCGTCATAAGAAAATTGATCTTCCATTAAGAAGTTAATTTCTTCTGCATTTAGATGAGGTTTTGTGTTTTTGTAATACTCTAACAACAAATCTTGACTATCCATGTCGTCATAGCTTGTGTTTAAAGCAACATAGTCACCTATGTCACCTCCAGTTTCAGACATAAAGTCTACCAACTTCTGTATATTTTCAGGTAAAGGTTTTGATGTTTCTATGTTTTCTTTGATAGCTTTATTTGTTTCCTTAGCTACCTCTTCAACCTTTTCGTCTTTATTTAACTCTTCTAATACTGGGGCTTCTTGTGTTTCGGCTTTCGTTGGTACTTCTTCTTGTTTTTCTGTGGTGTCGGCATTCTTAAGCTCTGTAACCACTCCCTCGTTGTTAGTGTTATCTTTTTTAGTTTCATTTTCTTCTGGTGTTGGTGGTTTGTCTAAATCAACCTTAGTAACTGTTTGTTCGATAACTTCGGCCGGTTTCTTCATGTTTGCCTTTACTTTCGTGACATTACCTTTTGTTTCACTTCCGTCAGGTTGTTTTTTTGTTTTTGCTTTTACTTTAATTTTGCCAGTTTCGTCATTTGCGATTGGCTCTTCTTTTTTTGCCATAATATAATATAATAATAGTTAATAATTTTATAATCCTAGACCAAATCCACCTATTGTATCATTACCTGCTTTCTCAAAGTTTTTAGGTGGTTTACCATTATTTCTTTGATCTATAAGTTCTGATTGTTGTGTGGCTTGTATTCTAGTTCTTTCGTCTTTACGATCTTCTTTTAATTGCTCTTTGCTGTCGCCTTGACCAAGTTGCATTTGAGCTAGTTGCATTTTAAAGCTATACTCAGTTTCTATCAACTGCTTTTTGATCTCAGCTTCTTCTCTTAATTTTTGAGATTCCATTTGCGATTTAGCTTGTTCTAATTGTATCTCTGTTTGGACTAATTGTTGAGCTTTTTGAACCTCAGCCTGAGCAGCGGCTTGCTGAGCTTGTTGATTAGCTTCAGATTGAGCTCGTATATTTTCTTGTTGCATCTCCTGATCTCTATCAAGTTTCTTTTTTCTTCTAATTTTTAATAATTGATTAGCTAGTTTAACACTTTTTATCTCTCTAAGATCTATAGCGTCAGCAAGTTCTATCATCTGTTGTCCTAAGGCTGCTTGTATATTGTTTTCTAAAAGTTGTTTTTCTTCTTCGTCAGGCGCTAATTCTAAAAATATACCAAAGTCATATAAATGAAGTTCTGACATTTCTTCTAACGTTGCTACGTTGTGAGCTCCAATTGATTGTATGAAGGCATCTTTTGTTGGTGAATATTCTATTATATCAGATATTCTTAAAGATAATTTTTCACAAACATCTGCGGTTAAAAATAAACCGGCTTGTAATATATGTCTAGTTGCTGTGTTGCTATTAGCTGCCGCTAATTTTTGCACTCCAACTAACGAGTATTTATCAGGCTTAGAACCGTCTGATGCTTCGTTTAAACCGGTTACATCACGTATCATTTGTAAATAATAATTATACGTTTGTATTAAGCTTGCTAGTTTTTGACCACCACCACCAGATTGTAATTCTTGTATTGGTATTTTACCAGGATTCATATCACCGTCTTGAGTAAATGATCTACCGATGACAGATCCTGTTTGGAAGAACATATTTAACGCTTCTTGTGGATTGTAGTTAGTACCATTACCTAGATCAATTTCAGCCAAACCATCAGCATCTAAGTAAACACCATCTGGCACCATCCTAGCTAATACTTGTTGTAGTTTCAAATGTGTAAGCTGTATCATGTCAGCAAAACCAGTAACTCTATTTACTAAAGAGTCTATTCTACCCTCATACATTCTAGGCGCAACAATACTATAATTCATCTTGACTTTAGTATAATCACTTTTTGATCTCATCATGTTTTGAGACTTTTCCCATTTTATTAACTTTTCAGTACCAAGTATCATAGCACCTTCAAATAAGCACTCTACTTGCCTTAGCATTTTACTGTAACCTCCTTCTAAATTTTCTGGTGGATTAAAACTATCATTTTTAGGTATTAGTTTGTCTGCACCGGTACCTGTTTTTTTAACTTTGTAAACCTCGTTCATGTATGTTTTATAGTTAAAATATAAAACTTGAACCTTGTTTCTATCATTATTTTTCTTTTCACCATGACTACCGTAAAAATTTGAACCTGATTTTGTTATTTCTTCTAAATTTTCATTATTTAAATGAGGAAACTCTTTTACAAGTTCATTTACAGGAACCTCTTTTACTTCACCAACATAATATATATCATCAAAATAAGGTGATTCAGTATAAGAGTAAACTAAGTTAGCTGGATCAACATATTTTACCGTTGCACCTTCCGACGTATTAAACTCTGTTTTTGTTGCTCCAATACCTAATACAACCAAATCTGATAAAACACGTTTCTTAATTAAATCATATTTATTACCTTCTAATAAAACATTTAAAGCTTGCTCTTCAGCTAATTCAACTGATTGCTTGTATGTTAACTGCATGTGTAACGCAACTTCCTCTTCTGTTTCTGGTAAAGTTTCTTGTGGGTTTTCGTTTAATGGAATGCCAAACGCTTGTTGAGAAAGCTCATTTAATTCTTGTGTCTTAACGTCTTTCATTACCGACTCCATATACTCAGTTCTTTTAGAAACTCCATATGGATCTTGTGAATATGCTTTTATGTCAAACATTCTTCCAGCCATACCATTAACCACTATATCTACAAATTTAGATATAATTGGTACAGGCTTCCAGTCTAAATTAAGATAGGACAAATCGCCATTAATAGACAACTCATCCTTGTATTTTTGTATTGATTGCTCGCCTCTAGCGTATAATCTTAAGTTATGAAAATTTCTTTTTGCGTGATCATACCTGTTATTTGAATTAGTAATACTTGTTTCACTACCATGCCACTCGCTTTGAATAGCTTTACCAACTTTTAGACCGTACTCATAACTTATTTTTTCTACGTCACTAACTACTTGACTTGGAAAATTTCCTATCATATTATTGTTTAATTATTTTAGACATACCACCTTTATTTTCATATTTTGAAATATGTATATTTAGTTTAGGTTTTTCTATTTTGGCATTTGGTCTATATAAATGTCTATTGTTAGCCATTATAGCAAGTCCAGAACTAATAGACGCATCGTGTTTTGTTCTTTTATTTATATCAAATCTAGTCCAATCGTTTAATAACTCATTAAAATAACAATCACCAAAAGACCCATCCTGTTTCATACCTACATGATCTTGTATATACATTTCAATTGCTGCGGCGTGCGCTTGTTTTATATCTTCACTTGAATTAGGCATCCCACCTACTTCTTTTTCTGCTACGGATAACTTATTCCATATCTTATCAGGTCTATTCATACTAAATCCTCTGTAACCTCTTCTTCTTAAGTAATACAGAAGTCTAGGTTTGTTATTCTCTGCAAGTATTGGCATTCCATAAAATATTAATGCCATTAGAACATCTTCAAAAAATATTTCAGCCGTAGGTGGTCTTGATAAGTATTCTAAAAAGAAACTGTTTGCCGGGGCATCTTCCATACTAAATCTAGTTAGACCGTGTAACGCTCCTTTAGATCCTTCTCCATCTACGGTTCCTGATATATCGTAACTATCACAACCAAAAGCACCCATGTGTTCATTGCCAGGGTATTTAATTCCATTTTTAAGTATTACTCTATTTTGTAACTGTTGGGGTGGAACCCAACTAACTTTAAACCTACCCTTTGGATCTGGATAAAATATAACTTGAGAATCTTTAACTCCATTGACCCACTGAAAATTACCTTTAGTAATCCCTAAGGTTCTAGACATTTCCTCGTTATAATCTATCTGCTCGTATATTTTAACCAAGTTAAATATACTTCCTTTTGTCTCATCTCTAAATGCATGTTCAGTAGTTCTTGGAAACTGACGGTAAAACTCATTTAAAGCGTCTTGATCATCTTTTAAACCATCTACTTCGTTTTGCCAACTATCAATTACACCTACGTCTATTAACTCCCCGTCTGGGGCGAACTTATCGATATCAGGAGTAATGAAAACTGGAACTCCGTACTCATCAATAAATCCTTCGTAGTTCCATTCCATTGGGATAAAAAGAGAGTATAAGCCAGACTTTGTTTGACCATTTCTATTTCGTTTAGTGACATCTGATGCATTATATAATTTTTTAAAGTTATCACCTCCTTTATCTAAAGCGTTTGACGTCGATCCCATCATACATTTACCAACTATTCTGCTACCTAGTCTTAAACATGTTTTTGTAACTCTCCAGTTATTTAAAATATTATCAGGCCTTTCCCACTTACCAGACTCATCATGTACTAATAAAGCTAGTTTCTCACCATCGTAACTATTGTCACCTGTATTCTTCCAATCTATTGTTGTGTCTAACCCCTGTATATCTTCTAACTTCTCGTTAGCTGTTATTTTTTTTCTTGTAAACTTACTAGCGGGCACTCTATAAGCAAGTTCTGATTTAGGACGGTCCATACCATCTTGGACGGGTTTAAAAAAGAATGGATAGTTAATCGATATAGGAACAACTTTGTCTGTGAACATTTTTTTAGCATCTGAACCTGTTTTAGATAGTATCCCATATCTACTATCACTTGCAAGGGTGGCTAAATTAACTGTTTCTGCAGAGGACATAAAAGAAAAACCAGATCTTCTGTTTTTAAGGTAGCACATACCATAACATCTTTTATCTGCTTTACAAGCTTCCCAGAATATAAAAAACAATCTGTTTGCCTCTCTAAAATCAGGAGCTCCAACATCAATCTTACTCCACTGTAGATACATATAATGAGTTCCAGGAAGCCAAGTCGCTTTACCATTGTTAGTGAACCAAAAGCCTTCGTCTCTTCTTCTGAACTCTTCGTCTATATAATCATACCATTGTTCTTTTTGATCTTCTGGATAAGACCTCCAATCAAATATATTTTTTAAACGCTCTAGTTCTTTAGGTTGTTCAAATTTTACCCATTTGTTTTTGGGGTGCACGTACACTCCTTTTGGTTCCAACGGCAAGCCAATTCGCAAACCTTGGATTTCAATGACTTCACCAATTTTTCCCGTTTTTGAGACAACAACAATATCATGTTCTTTATCATATCCATATTTCCATTTTTTACCCTTGTTGAGTCTACTTATAGTAGTTCTTTTTACAGGTTCTATTATTTTAACTAAATCTTGTTCGTACATTACTTGGACCTTCCTTCAGCAAACCCTTTAAATACTTTTTGTTTTTCTTCTTCTTTAGGTTTGTTGTTTAATAAGTTTTCTTCTTCTTGTATTCTGTTGAGTATCTCAAACGCATCAAATATAGCTAGCTTTTTAGTAGCAGCAGCGTTTTTTAATCTATCAGCTGATATGTCATCATCTGAATCTACAATAGCTTCTTTAGCAACCTTAATCAGCTCTTCAACTGCTTTGTGCCCAGCTTGGATTATATTCTTCTTCGTGTCCTTGATATTCATATTTAATTGTAATAAAATTAGATAAAACTCTATATAGTCTTTCGCCATCAACGATAAACTCGTACTCACTATTTGGTCTAAAACCAACTAGATCGTTAACTTCCATTGTACCATCTGAATATTTAACAATACCTTGAAGTGGTTTTTCAGATTCAATATTAAATTGATCTATTGCTTTTAAAGGTTTTACAAAACAATAACCTTTTGGAGCTATCCACTTGTCTTTTGTTTTATATAAAAAGATTTGATCGTGGTTTATAAAATAAGTAGATTCGTTGAAGTAACTCCTACTATTTTTTTCTTTACCCTTAACATCGTTCCATCTTCTAAAAACATTATGATGTACTAAAACAGTATCACCTGGTTTTATATCTGTCTCACCAATCATAGGTATTGATACAACAATTGCTTCTCTATTTGTAAATTCGTGTCTGTAAATATTGGTATTTAATATTAACTCTGAATCTCCAACTTTCTTAGTATTGTTATATCTATCTCCTTTTGGCGTTACAACAAAGTTGTGAACGCTTTTCATTAGTACTCGAGATTATATTCTACAGATACTGCCATGTTTTTATTAAAGTCTTTCCAAGGTAAAACATCTTTGTTTTTCTTTATATATATAGAGTACTTATCGTCTTCCTCTAATATATCGCAGATAGTATGGCCGCCATACACTTCTTGCCCCACAGCATAATGCATAGCGTCATTCTTATAATCTTTACCTACAGAAATCTTACGAATTAGTTTTGCCATCTTGCTTTGGGTAATTTATAGTGCCATCGTTAATATTAATATCAACAGTACCGTATTCTTTTTCAAGTTCCGTCTGTAACGTGTGTAACACTTCTTGATTAGCAGAAACTTGGTGCATTAAAGCGTGTTTTTTTGTTTCAAGACTACCTATTTCTGAGTGTGCTCTATTTATAACACTTACTGTTTCTTGAATTCTTTTTAACTGCTCATCACTAACCTTTTCAGGTTTAGCAGTTTTAAGTTCTTTAATCTTAGAGTTTGTACCCTTTGTTTTTGTTGTTGCCATTTTATTTAATTTAAGTTAATTTAATTTGTTTAATGTCCTAGCATTTATTCTGAATTCAAATTAGTACCTTCAGCTGCGTTATAAGTTGTATCGCTCTCTTCCGTTAACCAATCTTCTTTTGCTAATTCAGTCAGAATCTCAGCGTGAGTGTAAGTTGTTTTACCATTTAAAAAAGATGGCTGTGAACCTTCGTATTTTACAAAAGTTTTTGAATTATCGTTATTATATCTAAGTGTACTAGCAGAGTCTTCTAAGACTTGCGAAAAGTCAACACTTGATACATCCCCTGCTTCTATTATTACGTATGTTCTACTCATTTTTATTTATTTGTTTTAACTTGTTGGGGTGTTATCAGTCCAAGTAGGACCATTGGTTAGTGTACCAGGATTCTCACCTGCTGAATCACCCGCCTCCGTGCCAGTGCCTTCGTTCATTCTGTAATAAACAACTAAATTCTCTGAGTTGTTATAATTACCAGAATCTTCACTTAAGTTTATTGGTGTACCACTATTGTATATTGCTGCCACGTTATTCGCGTCTAAATAACTAGAAAACATTGCGTAGTCATGTATTATACAATTTCCATAATCGCTTCCGTAATTAGCTAAACGGAATTTTGTCTCAATATTATGAAAAAAGCCTTGGTTGGCGGAGTACAGAGTTCCAAGCTCAGAAGTATTGTCAACCGCTCCATTTATATATATGTCAAAAGTCCCAGGATTACCTTTGTTGTTGGCGTAAGCAAGGTGAGTCCAAGCTTCGTCACCAATCCCACCTGTTGCCGTGTAGTTTTGAATTGCATAACCGTTTGATTGCATTCTTGTATGAATTCTATTGTTGGCTTCATCATATTTAATAAAAAAGTAAGTATAATCATTAGCTGCACCTCGATATAACCCTGCTAAATAAGTTGTACCGGTACCAGCTGCTGGGGTTTTAAACCACATTGATATACTAAAACTATCTTGAAATGTCTGATAAAAATTATTACCAGTGTCTATATAGTCATTAGTTCCATCAAAAGATATAGAATATTCATTTGCATAACTTCCACCACCACCTTGAGGCACTGGAACACTTGATAATGTATTTCCTAATCCTAACATTATTTACCGAAGTAACAAATACAAGCCGCTGCAGATGGTGTTACAGTAGACCATCTACCGTATATTGTAGTTCCTGATGGAAACGCTGTGCCCTCTGTAGTTGTACCGCCAGCCCCGTGGTAGTTATCAAGGAAATACAGTGTGTTACTTGTGTCAATACTCCCAAGGTTAGCTGTTGTTCCTTTGCCAACACCTTTTACTGTTAAAGCAGTTCCAGAAATACTAACTACTTCTAACCATTGCTTATTAGGCCCATTATATATAGGGTCTATATGACCAGCTGCGGTATCTACGGTAATACCAGCATCAATAGTATCTCCATCTGCACCAATCAAAACTACTTGACCTGGTTTTATTAAAGCGTTTGTCGCTGCGACTTCACTTGTTAATGTAATCACGCCTGTTGCGGCTACACCACTAGTTGCCGGAGCTTCAACTACACCCAAATAATTTGCATCAGGTCCACCAGCTGAGGCTAATTCATCGTCTTGATGTGTTGGAAACTGAGGTCCATGACTATCTAAAGTTTCTGTTTCTAATACTGTTGGAGTATTTTCAGCTAAAAATTGAATAGCTACTATAACATGGTCTTTAGGTGGCCAAACTGGCTTTGCTAAATTTGTGAATACGCTACCCATTTGTCCAAATTGATAAGAAATCTCTGTTGAATTTTGTCCCATAATTTTATTTTTTTACTTTTTCTAGTGATCTACCGCCAAAGTAGGCACCGATCACGGTTATTAATACTAATTGCAAAAGATCCACATAAGAATCTTTTACGTTAAATTTTATAAAACCAGCGTCTATAAATATAAGTAACATTGTACATACTACTAAAAATATTAATACTAGTGGTCTTATATTTTTACTAAGCCATGAATCAGATTGCATGTCCATCTTCCATCGTTCAGTTACTTGTTTTTGCATTTCTGCCTCATAACCCATTACTAGGTCTTTTATTTTTTGTTCAGCTGCCAACTTTTCTTCAGCCGAAGTGTGTAGATTATCTATAACGCCTCCAACCCCTTTTATAAGTTCAGCTGCACCTCCTGAAAATAATTTAGTTATAATACTCATTATTTATTAGTACGATCTCTTATTATCTGTTGTTCACGATCAAGAGTTTTTACTACCTTCTTTAATTTCTTTCTTTCTTTAGCGCCTTTTTTAGCGGCTTCTTTTTTCACTGCATCTGAATCTGATTTTTTAGCACCTCCTAAGTACCAATCATCATCTTGCAATTCGTTTTGTTCTATAGTTCCAGCTCTCTCATCGAGATCACCAAGTCTTTCACTTCTCAAAAAACGATCCCCCGATCCGGCGTCTTTATGAGGAATTGGATATTTCTTATTAATTCTTTCGGTTAAACGCTTATCAGCAGCCATCTCCTTCTCTAAATCCCCTTCACGTTTATAACCCACGCCACTGATCCAAGTGTCGTCCTCGCCGTATTGGTGCTCTAGATTATGCTCATCTATTGGGCCTTGCATTTTGCCTTTATTTTTTTGTTTAGTTGGTGCTGCGTTTCCGTATCCGTAAAATGCAGATCCTTTCATTTTAAATGCCATTTTTTTTTGTTTTTATTTATTAATGTTGTTCCCAGGGGAACGCCTTGTCTCCTTCAGGATACCACTTACCTTCATATTTTATATGTCCATCTGCTCTTTCAAATTTTTCACCGTTCCAAGTTATTTCGTTATCCGTATAACCTAGTTTACCAAGTTTCATATCTGTCATGTGTTTCATTTCATGCATAACCACAGATCTTTCTTGCTCACTGTTTGGTTCTATATTTTTAGACACGAATATAGTCCCATCATTATTAGCTTCTCCTAATACACCTTTTTCTAGACTTTTTCTAATAACAGGTGTTCCAGGTACAGACGCATCACCACCAGAGTTTTTTCCAAAACGCATTTTTGTTTTGACTTCGCCACTGACAGCATAATTTCCTCTTTCTGATCCTAGTTTAAATCCCATTATCTATCTTTATCTTTTATCATATCATCTATAGCTTTATTATAAACTTTATCTGTATA